CGCTATCCCAGCGTGAGGAGGAATCGCCCAGCTCCCGGAGCGTGGTGGAAAGCTCCAATACGGTATTCCAAGGCTCCTGCAGGTTGTATTCCCTGCGGACGATTCTGGTCTTTACAGACAGGTTCAGGTCGTCATCCTTCACCATGACCGTATCGCCCAGCTCCCATGTTTCATGTTCATAGCCGGTTAACACCGACAGATCCATCGCCTTTAGCACATAGGAGATACGCGGAGAGGCATAGTCCGCAAGTCGCATGTGGGCATATTCCAGCATCTGATACGGATTGGTGAAGTTCGAGCAATCCAGCGTAGCAATTCGTATTTCGGAAGTATAGGTCGTGTCCTGCACATACTCGTTGCCGCCATTGATCGAAGCAAAGGTCATGCCGTCCTTGCCATAGGCGTAAAGCCTTGTAATCAGGCTGGTTGTATCAATGACGCGCTGGATGGATTTCATATTTTTCTTGTAGCAGAACAGCACGCCGGAATCCTCACCGGAGAAGGTCAGGAGCTTCACGATCCTATTTGCGTTATCGAAAATCAGGTCGCCGCCGTGAATGTTCTGTACTGCCCGCAGGATCGCCAGCGCGTTTTTCTCAGAACAAGTCCAAGTACGCTTTGTGGAGACATTAACCGTGCCCACATCCCAGTCAGTTCCCTGAAGAGCATAAGCTATCGGCACATCTGCCGTGTCTGCGTTAAAGGTAATCTCATCCTTTTTCACGGAGTAGGCAAGATCATAGAATGCCGCCTCCGCATAGACCGTGGTGATGGCCTTGCCGCTTTCTTCCTTATCATCCGTAATTGTGCGGATACGATAGGTGTCGCTGACAATACGCACGGTCTTTTCGTTATCGATATAGGCGCGTTTGCTGTCCTGAAACGGCAGCTTAAATTCCAGCTCATCCACGCCGTTGATCTCACTGGTCACGATGATGTCATAGGCGTTATCCAGCACAGCTTCTACATTCCCGTCTGAGTCCAGAATGACCGGTCTTGCATAGCCAAGTTTGGTATAGAGCGGCTTTGGATTATCGTACAGACTGATAGATGTCAGCGTAGGCGTCCTTGCTGTATTTGTGGTAGAAAGCGTGACGCGGTATTTGATGTATTTCTTTGCAGGAGATTCCAGCTCGCCGTTTGCACCGACAGCCTGCCACTCTGTCCAAGTGGAGAGGTCATCTGAGGTGGCCGTTTCCACAAGCGAGATAGAGGTCTCTCCCGGAGAGTAATCTGCTTTTACAGAAACTCTGCCGTTGCCAGTCACGCCACAGTCCTTTGCTGCAGTAATGAGCTGTCCGCTTGACGGATAGACAGAGTCTGTAGCTCGAAGCGTAACGACATCCGCTGTCGTCAAAGCGTCCACATCACCGGTCAGATCTGCACCGTTTGCGGAGAGCGATTCCAGAAAATATTCTGCAAGGTCATCGGCGGTTAGATCAGAATCACAGTCGAGGAACCAATCATCAAAGCCGCCTGCATACCAGTAGGAGTCTGCGTGCATTCCCCAGATGAGGTCAGCCACGCAGCTACGATTCAGCTCTCCGGTAAAGGTCAACACATTTGAGTGCCAAATCGTGCCGGAGCTCTTATCGCCAAGGATATACTGTGCTGTCTTGGCATTAGGCTTGATCACACAGGCGATAAAATACCAGTAGCCGTTTAGCAAAGAGAATGATGGCGTTACCGATGTATCGAGGATCAGGGAACCGGAGGAGTTATACAGCATAATTCTCGGTTTTCCTCTGATCAGCGACAGATAGAAAATCGGCTGCCCGGAACCATAGCGGGTATTCAAGATCGGAGTATAGGTGTTGCCGACTGAATATGTCGTGGGCTTCATCCAGCCGCCGACCACGATGGTTTCACCGAGGCTTGAAAAGATGCTGCCGTCGTTTTCTACCTTCAGGTAGGTTTTCTCCGATGAAGGATTATTGATGTTCATCTGAAAATAGCGACCGAAATTGCCTATTTTCATATCTGCGGTTGTTCCGCTCCAGTTATGAATATATGCCTTGCGATCCTTCCCGGAGGAATCCGCCAGATAATCATCTGCATCCGGTTCGGACTCGTTAAAACGCCAGAGACCGTCGGGAGCCCATGCAGCCGGGAACTCGCCGGTGAAGGCATCTTGGGTATTCAATATATTTTTAAGAGCCATGCAATATCACCTCCAGCGGCTTCTGGCTTGAATGTTCAGTTCCGTAAATGTTGTACTCGTACCGACCACAGCAATCACGATGGTATTATCTCCCGTATTTAAGACCGGGAAATTCAGCTCCGACAAAAGCGGGAGACCGTTTCGGAGGGTTTCTCCATTAGAATCAACTACTTTTGCCGTCATCAGATCGGAGTCAATAATCAATGTTTCTCCGGCGGCAAGCCGTCCAATGATCTGAAGCTCGCTGCCGTTTGTGGTTATGGAGATATACGAGTCCGTCCCGGAAGGAATTACACCAGTTAAGGAGTAGACCGGGTAGGACTCGATATTCCCAAGAGTGCGAGACGCGGTAAAGGTTCCGGTTTCCGCAAAATCAAAGGTCTCGTCTGATATGGCATAGCCATAAGGGTCTGGGCAGAAAAATTCCAGATCAAAGGTGCAGGAATTACGGACTGCCCGGTCAAAGGAGAATCCGGACGTAAGCCTTGCTTCATACACTCGTCCCGGTTCCTTGTCCAGAATGAGCTGGCAGAGGCCGTTGTCCGGATTCAGCCATTCGATAATATCGTCCTTTTTTGAAAGAAACTGCTCGTCTGTCTTTCCCGGAGGAATGAAGCAGGAAATCAGTATCTTTCGCTCAGATACCGTTTCTCCAAAATCAAATACACCGTGCCGTCCGGGCATGGTGATCGTGATGTTTCTAAGATCCGGCATACGGTATTCGTTTGTAATTCTTGTCGCAAGTCCCATAGACTGGGAGGTTGTTCCGTTAAATGAAAATCCCATGTTACACCAGTCCTTTCGCCCTGCGTCCGGCAGTCAGAAGAGTATTGAGCTGCTGAGAAATCTTCCGGATATCGTCGTCGCTTCTGACACTCATTTCCTCGATATTGATGAGAGGCTGGTCGCCTGAAACACTGAGGGTAGCGCCGCTTACTGCATCCTGAATCATGGAGCGCAGCGAGCTCACACCGACCACAGCTTCATCACCGGCCTCACCGCCGCCAAGAAGTGTGCCTCCGCTTTGGCCGAAGATGGTCGCATCCTTTAAGATCATGCCGCCGGACATCGCCTTCTTATACCAATCCACAGAAAAGTGCGGTATGGATGGCGGGTTCAGCGAAAAGCTGCCTGTGATAGAGAAGTGCGGCAGCTTGATCTTCGGCAGGCTCCAGCTGAAATTGAATACGCTCTTTAGCTTGTTTACGATGCCGGATACCGTGCTCCAGATGGTATTGAACACATTCGATATGGTACTCTTGATTCCATTTACGATATTGGACACCGTGCTCTTGATCGCATTGAAGCCGTTACTGATGCCGGACTTCATGGTATTCACCACATTCATGACCGCGCTCTTTATACCGTTCCAAACGGAAGTGACTACGCTCTTTATGGCATTGAAAATCGTAGAGGTCGTAGTCTTGATGGCATTCCATGCGGTGGTGATGACCGTCTTTATGGCGTTCACGACAGTTTCAACAGCTGTTTTTATCGCGTTCCAAACAGTAGTAACCACGGTCTTTATCACGTTCAGGACGGTTTCGATGATCGTCTTGTAGATATTGAAATAGGTGGTCACTACAGTTTTGATTGCATTGAAAATGGTTTCAAAAAAGCTCTTGATGCCATTCCAGATCGTAGAGATAACCGTCTTTATGGCATTCATCACGGTTTCAACCGTAGTTTTTATCGTATTCCAAGCTGTGGTAAGAAAACTGCTGATTGCATTTGCCACAGTGGTGAAGGTGTTCTTTATTGCCTCCCATATACTGACGAAGAAGTCCTTGATCGCCGTCCATACAGTAATGGCAATCTCCTTGACCTTTTCCCAGAGGTTGATCCAGAATTCTCTGAAGCCTTCGCAGTTGTTCCACAGGTAGATAAACGCAGCTACCAGCAGGCTGATGGCCGTAATGATCAGGCCTATCGGATTTGCCGCCATGACAGCATTCAGACCAGCCATCGCCGTCTTTACTCCAGCCATAGCAGTGGTAACAGTAGGAATAATTGTCATAATCGTACCAACAGCGGATATAACTTTGCCGACGATTACAAGTACCGGCCCGATTGCAGCAGCCACGAGTGCAATTTTTACGATCATCTGCTGCATAGGCTCTCCGAGGTTGTTCCACCATTCGGCGAGGGATTTCAGCTTGTCAGAGAGCTCTTTAAGGACAGGAGCGAGAACTGACATCAGGGAGTTGCCGACCTCCGCACCGGTTTCCTTCAGAGAGTTCATGGTCATCTGAAACTGGTCAATCGGGTCGAGTGTCTCATTGAAGGTATTCTCGACACTGCCTTCAAAATCTCCGAGGAAGCCGGAGAAATCCGACAGGTTGAGCTTTCCGGTCTGCACGGCATTATAAATGGAGGCACCGGCCTTACTTCCGAAGAGGTCATAGGCCGCCTGCAGCTTTTCTGCATCGCTTCCGCTTCCCTGCATGGTAGTGGAGAATTCCGCAAGTGCCTGATCCAGCGTTTTGCCGTCTGCCGTTGCATTCTTCATGGCTGTCTTTAAGCCCATCATGGCGGCAGATGTATCAAGGCCGGACATTTCCACCATGCCCATAAAGCCAGCGGCCTGCTGGGCAGTGAGTCCCATTTCCTTCAGCTGCGCGGCATTGGAGGAGAGGGCATTTGCCAGCGTGTCCATATCAATGCCGGTGGCCTGACCGGTAGCGTTTAAGGCATCCAGAAGATTATCTGCCTCGGAAGCGTCCATGCCGAAGGTGTTCATGACGGAGGATACATTGTCGATAGATGTCGAAACATCGGTATCATTGAGCTGGGCAAACTTGATGAATTTTGCCGAGAGGTCATCCAGCGCCTGCCCGGTCAGGCCGAAACGCGTGTTGACCTCGCCGACAGCAGCACCGGCAGTTTCGAAGTCCGTCGGTATCTCTGTGGCGAGGTCTTTTACGATCTGGCACATATCTTCCAGCTCATCACCTGTAGCGCCGGTTTTCTGTGCAACGATGTCAAGGCCAGCGTCCACCTCGTTAAAGGCTGCAATGGAGGCAGCGCCGATGGCGACAATAGGAGCCGTTACATGCGTAGACAGGCTCGTGCCGACATCCGATATTTTCCCGCCGACCTCCTGCAGTTTAGAGCCGGTCGCCCGGAGTGTTGCCGTGATAGAAGTATCTGTTTCTCGACATTGCTGTTCGAGGTTTTTGAGCTCGTTTTCGGTCTCTATGATCTCACGCTGCCATGCATCATATTGCTGCTGGGTGACGGTACCGTTTTTTAGTCCAGCATCCATCTGGTCTTGCACGGACTTCAGCTGTGTGAGCTTTTCCTTCGTTTCGGAGACTGCCTGTTGTAGGAGCTTCTGTTTCTGTTCGAGCAGCGTGGTATTTGTCGGGTCGAGCTTCAGGAGCTTGTTGACATCCTTCAGCTGCGACTGTGTTGATTTGATTTCCTTGTTTACACCGGATAGGGCTTTGGAAAGGCCGGTCGTATCGCCGCCGATTTCCACGGTTATGCCTTTTATTCTGTCAGCCATGCGATGACCTCCTTCCTGTTAAAATCGATCCATCTGCTCCTGTGTCGCGAGCGCAGGATAGTTGTAATCGTCGTTGCTCATTTCTGCATACATGTCATTGACAGTCCCGATGGTGAGCAGGTCAAGCTCCGAGATGGAAAGCCCGATCTGCACGCACCGGAGTAAAAAGAGCGGGGTTGTCATTTCCCGCTCTGTCGGATGATGTTTTTTTTAGAATCCACCTGCTGTTCCACATTCAGTCCCCACAGCTCGATGATCTGCGGCAGGATTTCATAGATGGAGAAAGTGTTGAACTGGTCGAGCCAGTCCTCCGGAGTATCCGGGACATCAGGATTCTGATGCTTTGCCATCAGCCATGCGATGTTCTCAAAAAGTTCCAGACTGAAAGTATCCAGATTGGAGCTTTCTGCATCGTTTTCATCGATGCCTTTCTGTAGCTCGTTTAAATCCTTGTATATGTCCCTGTGGAACTTGTTTCTGTATAGGCGAGGAATGGCGGCAGAGGCGCGAAATTGTACCTCCTTGCCGTCAACCTCGATTGTTTTTGTTACAGCCATATTGCGCCTCCTTACTCACCGTCGTCACCGTTGCTTACCGAAGCACTCGGCTCATATACAGCGTTGTACCATGCGTCGTAAACAGTGCTTGTAGTGTTCGTGCCGGTTTTGACCTTCACAATGCCGGAAGGGAGCGGAGAAGCCGTAATGGAGAGAGACTCTGACTGCACCTCGGTAGAGTCCTCCTTGGTGCTGCCGGTGACGGAAGGGCGGGTCGCGCTGCAGTAATACATGCAGTGACGGATCTTTCTCTGATCGCCGGAGAACTCGAAAAGCAGAGCAAAATGCTCCGGCTCCATGTCCTTGTTCTCCACAATGACACCATTGGCATCTTCGGTCTCGTGCATGACGTCCGTGAGAAAGCTCTCCGGGATCAGCGCCAGCTCAAAGTCGCCGGAATAACCGTTGTTGTTTGAAACCATGTAATATACGGAGTCGTCCGCATAAAATGGATCATTATCTCCCTCAGCATCCAGCGAAAGGGATACGGCACCGGGCATTGCTACGGGTGTACCAAAGGTGACAGTGCCGTCAGCGGCAAGCGTAGCAATTGCGTAGTGGCAGTTTTTCAGGCCGAACTTGACCTTGTTACTCGTGTTAGGCATAGTTTTTAACCTCCTATAATCTGTGTTTGATATAAGACCTCGTACAGCTTCTCCGACTCGATCCATACCTCAGATTTCTCATAAGGCAGGTCGTGGGCGATTAAGATGTCCTCGATCTGGGTTTCTGTTTCCGGGTCTTTTACGTCCGTGTATAATTCGATGTTCAGCTCATCAATTTTCTTGAACACCGTGTTATCCGCGAACATATTGTCAGAGCCCGGATATAGAAAAACGAGGAAGGGTGGGTCTGGTGACTCGCCTTCGGCAAAGTGGTCGTAGGCAAGCGGCAGACCGGCTTCCTCTAACATGGTGATTACATCGTCGTATGTCATGATCCACCTCCCAGCTTCTGCTTGATGGTATTGACGAGCTTTTCGTTTCCGCGCTCCTCGGCTGAGGCGATATGAGGCTGTGCCGGAACACGTCCGCCGCCACGTTTCACATGCCCATGCTCCAGAAGGTGTGCCAGCTGATAGCGGTTCCTCGAATGCACTACGAGGTCAATACTCTGTGAATCCTCATGCATATTCTTGACTGACCAGCTTTTCTTGTATTTGCCGGTATCGACTGGAGCACCTGCCTGAATATCCTTACGGACGGAAGCAGCAGTTTCTTTCACTGCGGCCTTCAAGTCATCTGTGGCGAGTTTTGAATATTTTTCGAGCTCCTCCATAATGGCTTCACCCATCTCGCTTATTGATACATTTCTACTCATGCGTTCTTCTCCAGCTTGCAGTTGAATTTCAGGCTGTTATGCTTATAGCCCATCGGATTCACATAGGTGATGTTGTAGGTGCGGCCTTCCGCGATGATCCGGTATTTTGTCGATTCCACATCCGCAAGCTCAGAGCAGTAGCGGCAGGTGAAGTCCAGCGATTCCTCCGGATTGATGACTACACCGGAAGATTCGGAACCGGAGCTCGTGCCGACAGTCGCCCAGCAGGAGAAATAATCCGCCCAGCCGGTTTTGTGGTTTCCGTATTTGTCGACGATGACCGTATTTTTCTGGAAGGTGACTCGCACCCTCATAGCTGCTATATTCATGAAAACGCTCCTTCCCGTATTGCAAAAAGAAGAGAACGCAGTGTCATGGTAAGAGCATGGTGGTCGGCTTCCTCCCTGTGCTCAAAGAGATAGGCACAGGTATAGAGGATAGCGACCTTCATGGTTTCACGGATTGCAGACAGCTCCGTCTCGGTATATTCATCAGAAGAAGCGGCATCGGAGTCGATCACTTCCCACTGATCATCCGTAAGTCTTGCAATATCAATACATAAGCGAATTGCGGAGACCAAGAGGATACCGACCGTGGCATCCTCATCCGACGAATCTACGCGCAGATAGGCCTTCGCATCTTCAGTTGAAATCAAAGCCACGGTCTTTCACCTCCCTGTCTTAAGAACCGGAAGTTGCCTTCATGTCGAGAATTTTGATGCCTTCGGAAAGGATAAGCTTGCCGTCAACACGCTCCGTGCAGGTAAAGCCGACCTGACCGTTGGTAGCGTAAAGCTCGTTGAGACGCTTGATCGTGCGACCGGCTCTATCAGCGATCCAGTAGCAGGAGAAGTCGCCGAATGCGATGGCTCTTGCGCCTGCGGCCATTGTAGGTACCTTCGGAGAGGTGTAGAGCGGATAGCCAAGCAGTCTGTCGGGCTCTCCGGCAGTAAGTGCAGGCTGCCATACATAGACGCCGTTCAGATCCTTGAGCTTTCTGATAGCTGCGACAGTGGCATCGTTCATGAGGAACTTCGCCTTGCTGCGATAAGGAGCCTTGAGAGAGTACACAAGGCTGATCAGCTCATCGGCGGTAATTGCCGTAGCGGAAGCTGCGGTAACGCCGGAAGGAGCACCACCAGCGGCAGAAGGAATGAACAGGCCAGTAGGTCTGTCGATAGCCGTCTGGCCGGTCTGCACAGCACCGTTGATGAAAGCATCCTCTTCAGCTTCACCGAAGGCGCGACCGAATTCCTCAGAGATGTAACCCTCGATATCAAAGAAGCTGTCGGAAAGCAGCTCGTCGGACACCTTGATGAGGTCAGTCAGCTTGAAAGCGTCAATGCTGGTCTGAGCGAAGGTCGGATTGCTCTCGGTGTAGGCACCGTTCTCGGCAGTCCACGCCGCCTGCGTGTGGCCATTTGCCACAGGGATCTTGCGTTCGTTCTGTGTGGTGATGACCTTGCAGCCGATAGTACGCATGATATTGTTTTCATTGAGCGCCTGAACAAGGGTGTGCTCGAATTCAATCGGAACAAGGTATCCGCCGTTTGCATCGGTTCCTTCCTCAAGCACATCGCGGATTGCGGGATTGCCGGGATGACGGATGTTGTCCCAGAAGGCCTTTTTATAGGCTGCAGAAGCTCTGCCGGGCTTATCCTCCGGTTCATCCTTTACACCGGGCTTTCCGGTGAGCGGAGTAGAAGTCGGTGCGCTCATCATCTTGTCGATCTGCTCCTGACGCTGCAGGCGCTCGATATCCTTGGTGAGGTCGGTGACTTCCTTTTCCATCTTGTCATAGGTTGCGGCATCCTCCGCAGAAACCATGCCGCCGTTCTGAGAGTGGCTATTAAGAAACGCCTTAGCGGCCTCCCATGCCTTCGCTCTCTTGTCCATGAGTTCCATAATCTGAGTCATAATAAAAATCCTCCTTTAATGTGCGAGAAGCGAAAGGCGCTTCTCAAGATCGGTTACTGGTACCATGTGTTTATTTGCTTCCGGCTTTTTCTTAGGAATCAGTCGGGAAAGCAGCGAATCGGTGACGGCCTTGCGGGAGAAAAGCATCTCCGTATCAGCCGTATCCTCCGGGACGGATTTTTCTCCATCCCTGAACAGAATCTCGTCAGCAAAGCCGAGCTTCACGGCTTCTTTGGCGTTCATCCATGTCTCGGCATCCATGAGCTGTGAAATCTTGTGGCGGGAGAGCCCGGACTTGATTTCGTAGGCATTCATAATGGATTCCTTGACTTCGTTTAACATGTCGATGGCTTTCTGCATTTCCTCGGTATCACCGATGGCGATGGTCGCAGGGTTGTGTACCATCATCATGGCCACAGGACTCATGCAGACCTTTGTTCCGGCCATAGCAATAACAGATGCCGCCGAAGCAGCAAGAGCGTCAATCTTGACCGTCACATCATGCGGGTAATCCATCAGCATGTTGTAGATCTGCGCAGCAGCAAAAACATCACCGCCCGGAGAGTTGATCCAGAGGGTGATGTTTCCATCGCCTGCATGCAGTTCATCACTAAATAGCTTGGGTGTTACTTCGTCACCGAACCATGTCTCATCGGAAATTTCCCCGTCGAGGTAGAGTGTTCGGTCGGAGCCAAAACTGTCCGGCTCCTCGTTTCGCACCCAGTTCCAAAACTTTCTGGTCATAGTGCCTCCTTCTTTCTGAACCGGGTGCGCCCGTCTTCGGGTTCCGGTTCGGTTTGTGTTTCCTTCGTTTCATCAGCTTCCTCCTGCATCTGTGCCGAGACCGCAAAAATGCCTGCGTCCTTGAGCTTGGTCATATTGCCATTGATCAGGTACAGGTCGCCGCCTTCCTCCTCCGGAATACGGTCGAGGTTTTCAAGCTCCCTGATATCGTTAGCGGACATCCAGCCATTCTGACGTCCGACCGCATAACCGTTCATGCGGCTCTGGTAGTCGCCTCTGAGAAGCCCGTCCACATTGAACTTAAAGAAGTATTCCTTCTTTTCATCCAGAGAGAGCAGGGCTCTCTGCATGGACTGTTCCCAGCGGCATACCCACGGGTCGAGCGTGTATTTTACGAATTCCAGCGACTGTTGCTCGATATTTGAGAAGCTCGATTTCTCAAGGTCGCCGATCATGTGAGGCGGGATGCGGAAGATACGTGCGATCTCATTGATCTGGAACTTCCTTGTCTCCAAAAACTGCGCCTGTTCCGGTGAGATGGAGATAGGCGTATATTTCATACCTTCCTCCAGCACAGCTACCTTGTTAGCATTAGAGCTGCCGCCGAAGGCAGAGTTCCAGCTTTCTCTAACACGCTCCGGATCTTTAACCACACCGGGATGCTCCAAGATGCCGCCGGGAGTCGCACCGTTTGCAAAAAACTTAGCTCCGTATTCTTCGCAGGCTATTGCCATGCCGATGGCATTCTTAGCCATTGCAATCGGGCTGTAGCCCACAAGACCGTCAAAGCCAAGGCCGGGAACATGCAGTACGTCGGACGGCTGGAGCCTCACACGACTGCCGTTCATCGTGTGCGCTTCGTCCTGCGATGTTTGATATTCGTAATAAAGCTCTCCGTTTTCATCACGGTTGACCGTCATACGATTTGGCATCAAAGGATAGAGCGCGACCACTTCACCTTTGCCGTTCCGAATGATCTGCGCGTAGGCGTTTCCCCACAGGAGTAGGTGCGTCATCAATGTTTCCCGGAATACAAAGGATGTCATTTCCGGATTTGGCTCATCGTGAAGCAGGAAGTATAGCGGATGATTTATCGCTTTTTCCTTGCTGCCGCCTTCGCCGTATCGATAGAGGTGTATCGGCAGGCCTGCAATTGCCTCGGACAGAATCCTCACGCAGGAGTAGACCGCCGTCATCTGCATGGCGGAGCGCTCCGTTACAGCCTTGCCGGAGGTCGTCCCGCCGAAGAAGAAGCGGTAGGAGCTTCCGGTTGTTGAATTGGTAGGCTTATCTCTTGAACGAAACAGTCCTGAAAATATGCTCATATTGATCACCTGCCTTTCAGATAAATAAAATGCCTCTGTCGTCATAGACAGAAGCACCGTTGTCATTGCCGCAGCGG